TATGATGATGTTTTGGGTGTAGAGGATTGGTTTAAAAAGTATACTATGACTGTTGAGCAAGGTGAGGAATTTAAAAAATGGGGTAAGAAATACCTTATGAAGGAACTTAGAATGTATGCTAAACGAGCAGAAAATGAAATGTTGTGGTTTAATCTACAGTGGGGTTTAACTTATTCTAATTGGGAAGAATATCATAAAATAAAAAATAATTAATATGAAAAAAACAGAAAAAATAATTACAGTATTAGTGGCTGTGGGACTTATTGCTTTAACAATTATAATTGAGACAAGACATTATAAACAAGATAAATTTTATGATCGTATTGATTCAACAATGGTAAAAGCAGATTCAGCATTAGTTAAAGCTCATCAATCTATTAAAACTACAGATAGTATAACTCAACTAATAAGAATGGAAAACCAAGAAATGATGGACGATATAAAATATAACCGTAAACTAAACAACATTGACTAATTTAAAGGATTTTATAACAGGGTTAATAGTTGGTATTATTGTTCAGATAGTAACATTCTTTCAACTTCAAGGACCTATTAAATGGTTGAGTTGGAATAAATACTACTGGCTATTAGTCCTCGCTGGAATTCCTGTTTCAATGGTTTGGATGTATTATGCTAAAATAATGACATCTGCGTTTGGAGGAACAATATGGCCCCAAAGACTAATTGGCTTTGCTATAGGTGCTATTGTTTTCGCTATTGGAAGCTGGTTAGTGTTTAAGGAACCATTAACTATAAAAACTATAATTTGTTTAATAATGGCTTTAGGTATTGTGGCCATACAAATATTTTGGAAATGACAAAAGAAGAATTTGAAAAACATAGACTTGAATGGTTGAAAGATTGGTCAACTAAATATAGACTAATGGATATTGATTTTGAAATGTATATGCTTATGAAAGGTGTCTCACCTGATGAGTATAAGCGTTTGAATGAGATGCCTGATGGAGATCTTAATAGTGATGATTGTATGATTAATAAGAGGTAACCTCTTGTTTGGCCTTGCAGGTCATGTATGTTATATTTATATTATAATAAAAAATAAAGGTTATGAATATTCAAGTTAAAGCAATCGAAAATTTAGTTAACAGTTTCAACGCAGGTAAAATTAATGAGGAAGATTTTTTCCGCGCAGTGAACAATTCAGTAAGAGTAGGATTGGATGATGTCCGTCGTATGAAAGCATTTAATGTTAAAAACGAAATCATGGTTGGTGACATGGTTAAAGTAAATCACAAGAAAGTAGTTGGTCGTTCGTTCCGTGTTAGAGAAATCAAACGTGTAAAAGCAATTTTAGTTAACCCAATCAACGAGCGTGAGAGTTTTAATGTGCCACTTAGTTTAATTGAAAAAATTTAAGTCATGGATAAGTTTAGAGTAAATCAAGATAATTTCACTACAGGGTTCCAAATGGACTTTGATAATGGAGTTACTGTAAGTGTCCAATTTGGTAAGTTAAATGCTTCTGATGGTGGTAAAACAACTGCTGAGGTGGCTGTATGGAATAATGATAATTGGTTTGTGATGGATAAAATGAATCAATTAATTCCAGTTGAATTAAGCAGTGATGTAATGCCACGTTGCGCACCTGAGGAAGTAGCTGAAATAATTAATCAAGCAAGTAAATTATAAAATAATATGAGTACAACATTTGCAATAGCATACGGAGATGAGGTAATAACAGTAGCAAGACGAGTGGGAGCAGGTGATGGTAAAGTAGAAATAACATTCACAAACCCACTCGCCGAATTGTTACCACCTAATACACCTGTGATGCCAACAGATAATACAGCGCAAGGTGTTAGAACAATAGGTGATCTAATATTTTTAAAACAATACGGAACATTTAAAAGCAAAGGATATTAAATAAGTTATGAATGAAAAACAAACACCAGTAGAGGCATTTGCCATAGCACTTTATGAAGGTGGTTATTTGCAAGGCAATGGAGATGAGATTCAAAAAATACTTAAACAATATAAATCAATAGAAAATAGCATATTTTTTTATTGGTTTCATAAAGGTGAAAACCATAATGATGAAAATAAAACATTTGATGAATATTATAACGAAACATACGGAGGTAACAAAGAACAAATAAAACAACAAGATGGAGAATAATGATAAAAAAGAATTGATATACACACTATTATATTTTATAGGTGTGGTGGTAATGAGTGCATTGTTTATATGGTAAAATGGACTGGAGAGAAATAATGATATGGATATCCAGGTATTGGATCGGGGGGATGATAACGTTGATGTTTCTTGATACGGTAAATTGGATCACGGTGAAGGCAAATACGGGTAACGAACGGTATGAAAACTCACATCGGATAGTAATATTCCTATTTTGGCCGATAATGCTACTGGTGTTTATAATGAGTTGGATTAAACAGAAACTAAATAAATAAATAGATATGTTAGGATTAAGTATTTTTACAATTATTGTTTTGTTGGTGATGATTTATAGTGAGGTAAAACGCCCGACGGACAATAATAAAAACAACCGCATGGGGAGGAGATAATCCCTAATGCATGTGTGACAAGCACATATCATATGGATATCCAAATATTGATAGATAAGTATGGTATGTGGAACGAGTGTGATGTGGTGTATGGGACGAGTGTTAAGGCACATTAACCCCTTTTCCCCGCGAGGCCAAACTCTACACTATATAAAGAGAGATATACTTTTTTTAACAAGGGTTTGGCTCCCCGCGATGGGGATGTTATATTTAGATATAATAAGGAATTAAGGTTATGAAAAACATTATCATTGCACAACGAAACAGAGATTTGACCGTATTACAATTTGGAACCAATTTTGAAGCTGGTGAGGGTACTTACCGAGTAATTACTAAAGCTAGAGCTGGATACATGGTATCAAGTGATGTTAAAGCTAAAAGTGCAATTGATGCGTTCCGCAGGTTCAAGCCTAAGGCGATCCAATCGATTGCGTTTATAAGTGAAAACAATTTCCCCATCACAGTATTTGCTCGTACCGGTAAGAAAATATTTGCGAGCGAATGTTTTTTGAGCCAAGTTAAAGTAGGAGACATCAACCAGGAACTTTACAATACAGCATTATACAATTCGTTCCAATACCAGGCTGTCAATGCTAAGTCTTGGGACAGTTTTGCTTACGTGATGAATGAGGAGGTTAAATAAGGTTTGGCCTCCCAAATCATAGATGTTATATTTAGATATATTAGAAATTAAGGTTATGTTTAAAAAATTAGATAAAGAAATGTTAGAGGCACTTGGCGGCGCGGTTGCCATAGTTGCGATGGGTTATTTGTGTTACTTTATTTTATATGTGTTTGGGTAATGGATAGTACACTTTTAGAATCAATGCTAAACCAATCCTCGGCCCTAGGAAGCCTGAGAGGAACAATAATTGGTGTTATGAAATCAGATGTTATCGATCCGATAGCGTTTAAAGTATTATATATGGGATTAGAGCGATCATATGCGTTAGAGAGCAAACCGATGAATCAAAACGACGTTGAAACGCTAAAACCGTTTGCTGAGAAGCTTGGCGTAGAAATTTAAAACCTTTATTTCCTTATTTATTATAGCGGTGGTACACCTTACGGTGTACTGCCTGCGTACGTACGTACCGAGTACGGTGTTAATACACACTATATACCACGTGCGTTGTTATCACTATACGTTTGGATATATGGGAAAAAGGACTTAGATTGATTTTTAGATCGTAAATAACTATAAACCCTCGACAAGTATATACTTATATCCCCACAATCAAATCCCAATTTCCATATAGGCAAATTTTTTAAAAATCCAAAGAAACCAAAAAGAAGAGAAAAAAAGAAGTTTGGCTATCGAAGAATATATACGTATATTTAGGTATATTAGAAATTAAGGTTATGAACAATTTAGAAAGCAAACTAATTCAGATTTTTTTAAGAATAGTATTTGTAGTAACTATTTTATTACTTATCACTTTCCCATTTGCAATAATTCCATTTTGGGAAGGATGTATTGTATTTTTAGGCATTATGTTCATAATCCAGTTTTTCTTATCATGTATTAAAGATGGAATTTTACTTATTTTTGACATCTTTAAATCATTGTTTGGCTCTCGAAAATAAGATTATTATATTTAGGTATATTAAAAGATAAAGGTTATGAACATTAAAAATTTAAACATTATTGGTATTTGTTTGTTAGGTTTGGCAATTTTTAGTTTGTCAAAAGGTTTAGGTGATGCTTTTTTAGTATTTTTGTTTCTCAGCTCTAGCATGTTTGGTGCAGCTCGTATGAAATCATTGATAGAAAAAGACATCAATATTAAAAAGTCAAATCTTAAGTTGGCTATCTTAGGAATTCTTTTCGGAGTAGTTTCAATGTTCACTTCAGGTGTGATTGAGCTTGTATGTAGTTTTGCTTTCGGTTCTTGTTTCGGATTGATTGGTGTTGCTCTAATGTTTGAAAAACGCAATGGATAAGAAAATCAAAGAACTATTGGATAGGAGAGATATTCTTTCAGAGATAGCAGAACAGCTATACGGTGACTTTTGGGTCACAAATGAAAAGTTTTATAACTCACCTACCGAGCTAGAGATGAGAGAAATTAGTTTTCAACTAATGGACTTAGGGTATAAAAATCCCGATATAAATGAAGACACAAAAGCCCTCGGACAAATTATTTTTGATGAACTTTACAATAAAGGAATTATTGATGAAGATGATATTCCTAATTGGTGGGAAGAAGATGATGAAGATAATGATAATTGGTTTGTATAAAAAGTTTCAACACTAACAAATTCCGCGTATGAGTAGATACCTCCCACCCGACCAAATTCTAAATAATCCAGAGTTTATCCAAATTGAAATCAAGCCGGATGGACTCGGGGGCAGCCGCTTAGGACAAGTAACACATTACACTCGTGTCCCCAGTACCAATCCCAATTTGCCTCCCGTTAGTGAGGGTAGTACCGGTTGGGAAGATGTTCTTTATTTCCGCCATATAGGGTCTCATAACGACGATGAGTCACGCAAGAATGGACTTGGCGGATATGTTTATGTCCTCATTAATGAACAGTATCCTGGAAAGTCTAAAATTGGTTTCACTACTAATCATCCTATCAAACGTCTCCAACAAATTAACAATGCTGGTGTAGTTGTTGATTGGAACTTAGCTTATCATTTTAAGTGTGCTCGCCCTTATGACTTTGAGCAAGCACTTCATGCTAAACTTGATTATTGCCGAACCCGTAATGATAGGGAATTTTTTGATATTCCAAGTGGAGAAGCAATTTTTCTAATTGAAGATATGGAGCCTATGTTTGGTCCATTATGATCGTATATACGGATAGATGTATATTGAAAGTTCGAGCTAACCTTTTTAAGAACTGGCTTGGCTTCTGAATGATAAAATATTATATTAACACTAATTAAGGTTATGAAAGAAAATAAAACTTACGGTATTTACACTTTAAAGTACAAAAACGGAAACACTCATCAAACAGGTATTGTTGAGACTAAAGATCATTGGGACAATATTAAGCTATATGTTTTAAGTAAAGCCACTATAGACCTTATAGAACACTTTAGTTTGAGTTACATGGTAAATGGCATAATTAAAAAAGAAACAGTTATATGAAGAAAGATCTTATTTCCATCAATGTTAAAGAATTAAAAGATTTTTTAACACACATTATTGAAAACAATCGTTTTTTACAAGAACAAGGTAAGTCACCTGTCACTATTGAGGTAATTGGTGAGAGTGGTATTGGTAAAACTTCTGCTATTATTCAAATGGCTAAAGAACAAAACTTAAACTTTGTTAAATTGAATCTTGCTCAAATTGAGGAAATTGGTGACTTGGTTGGTTTTCCAATTAGACAATTTGAAGTTGAACTTAACAATGAAAAAACTTGGGTTGATGAGCATGCTTTTGATGAGTATTTAAAACTTGGTTATCATTCAACAGGTTTGAATCGTATGAGTTACTGTCCACCTGAATGGATTTCTGGAAAAGAAGATGGTGGTATTTTGCTTTTAGATGATTGGAATAGAGCTGATGTTAGGTTTATTCAAGCTGTTATGGAGCTGATTGACCGTCAACAATACATTAGTTGGACTTTACCTAAAAATTGGCATATTGTTTTGACTGCTAATCCTGACAATGGAGATTATTTAGTTAATAGTATTGACAATGCTCAAAAAACTCGATTCATTAGTGTCCAGCTTAAGTTTGATACTGATTGTTGGGCTAAATGGGCTGAAGAAAATGACATTGATGGTCGTTGTATAAACTTTTTGCTTATGAATCCTGAACTAGTTACTACTGATGTTAATAGTAGAAGTATATCAATGTTTTTTAACAGTATTAGTTCAATTAAATCTTTTGAAGAAAGTTTGCCTTTGATTCAAATGATTGGTGAGGGTTCAGTTGGACCTGAGTTTAGTAGTTTGTTTACTATGTTTATCAATAATAAGTTAGATAAGATTATTTCTCCTGAAAATATATTTGAACAGGATGAAAAATATGTTATGGGTACTTTGAAATCGATTGTTGGTAAAGATGATAAATACAGAGCAGATATTGCCTCAACTTTATCTACTCGAATTGTTAACTATTTAGATGTTTATGCTAGCAAAAATAAAGTTGAAAAATCAACCATTGATAGAATTTCTAAAATAGTTAAAGAAGAAATTTTTACAACAGACATTTGTTATAACATGGTTAGGTCAATTTATAATAATAATATTACTAAATTCAAAACTATGATTATGGATAAAGAATTAGTTAAATTTATAATGAAATAAAATATGAATAAGTTTTTTAAGTTAAATTACCAGTATAATAATTACCACCAAAACCATATATTTAATCTTTCATGGATTGCTAATCAGGGTTTAGAGTATAAAGAAATTGATATTTTAGAACAAAGAATACAGGATGTAAAAGAACTTCTTAGACTGCCGGGTGTTGATGTGAATGGAGAAATAATATATGCTGGTAAAGGTTCTAATATTCCTAGACATAAACTAAAATCATATATTGAAGAAAATAGTTTGAAAAAAACATCTCGTGTTCAAACAGCAAATACTATTATTTTTGATAAAAACGAAATTGAGGATGTTTTAGCGTATTATAATAGAGCAAGTAAAGATGAGTATGCTTTTATTGAATTTACTAAAGAGATCTATAATATTGTTTTAAATTACTCTAATTCAAATAGAGATAGATATTCACATTTTGATAGGGAAATTAAAAGTAAAATAGGAAAAACATGGGTTATTGAAAAAGATAGGTATTATGCTCTACCTTCAGATCTAAAGAAAATAATAAACTGTACAGAGTTTAAAGAATGTTATGAGATGGCTAATTATAGAACTCAAAAGATTTTAGATATTTGTAGTGTTATTGATGTTTATTTAGAGGATAAAGATACTAAAAGTATTGTTTGGGATGATTATATGTTAGAAATTCTAAACTCAGATGGTATTGAGTTAGACGCAGAATATCTAGAAACATTTCATAGTATGTTAAAAAGTAATGAACCATCAGATATCCAATTAGCTTTAGAAATGTTAACTAATATTAATCTTGAAAAAGATGGTTTAACAGTTGCTCTTCTTTTAAATGAATATAAAGATAAATTTAGTTGGGGTACAGGAAATCAAAGCCAAGCATATAAAACCTTGAACAAGTATTTTGAAAGTAAAGAAATTTATTGGAAACATGATTTTAGAGGTTTCTCAGCGGGGTTATGGAATTATTACTCTAATAATAATAAGGCTAAAGAAATTATTAGTGGATTTATTCAAAACAATATTAACAAATATTTGAGCCATACAGTTGATGGGTTTGTTCTTCAAATTGATAGTTTTAATCTTAGTTTATATAAAAGGAAAAAATAATGTTTAACATTTACGAAGAAATAACTAAATATTCTAAGCATTTGATGCTTAAAGAACCATTTTATGGTTTGGTTTTGATTGGATTGAATAAAGAATTAGATAAAAACATTCCAACCGCTTGTGTTACTCCAGATAATATTAATATTAAATTAAAAGTTAATCCTGAGTTTTGGAGTACATTAGATGACAGAACTAAATTAGGTGTTTTAAAGCATGAGCTTCTTCATATATGTTTTTTCCACCTTACCAATTGGGATAGATTTGATAATAAGAAAGTCTATAATATGGCTGCTGATTTGGAAATCAATCAGTACATTGGTTCTGATATGAAAGGTGAGGCTTGGGATGGATTGGAAATCAATGGTCCTAATTTTGCTCATCTTAATCTTGAAGAGAAAAAAGGAACAGGATATTATTATGCTGCCCTAATGAAAGAGATTGAAGATAATCCAGATGGACAAATTGCTCAGATGGCTAATGATTTTGAATTTGATATTCAAGATGGTGAAGGATTAAGTGACGCAGAAAAGAAATTGATTGCTAAACAAATAGATCACCAATTAAAAGAGGTAGCAGAAACACTTAAAAAAAGTAATAAAGGTCGTGGTACTATACCTTCAGAAATGAAGGACTATATTGATAGTTTATTTGAAGTTGTTGAACCTGTTATTGATTGGAAGTCATATCTAAGACGCTTTAGTAGCATGTCTACTATGGTCTATACTAAAAAGACTCGTAGGAAGCCAAATAGACGTTTCAATGAGGGACCTGCACTTAAAATAAAACAAAAGAAAAGAACATTAGTTGCTATTGATACTTCAGGTTCAGTTAATATTAAAGAATTAGAAGAGTTCTTTAATGAAATTTACCACATGTACAAATCAGGTACTTATATTGATGTTATTGAATGTGATGCCGACATTCAGAGAGTGTATGAATATAAAGGGGTACTTGAAAATATTGAGGTACAAGGTAGAGGTGGCACTGACTTCGAACCGGTAATGCGTTATTTATCCCAACATAAAAACGCCTATGCCAACTTAATATACTTGACTGACGGAGAATGTAGCCCTCCATCAACCCAACCTATAAAACCAATTTTGTGGGTTCATAGTTCTCAAAGTAAAATCAATGAAGAACTACCAGGATCTAAAATTAAAATACAAAGGTAACATATTTATAATATATGGCAAAGATTGTACTTTTAAGTTGTACCAAATCTAAATTAGATAAACCATGTCCTGCTAAAGATATGTACTCTCCTTCTCCTATGTTTCAGAAAACAAAGGCATATGGAGAAGCACTTAAACCTGATAAAATGTTTATTTTGTCTGCTAAATATGGTTTGTTACCTATGGATAAACAGATTGAACCTTATGATTTAACTCTCAAAAATATGAAAGCTGATGAGAAAGATAAATGGGGCGATATGGTAAAAGGACAGATGGGCAAAATGGGAGTATCTCCTGAGTCTGATAAGTTTGTTTTCTTAACAGGAAGTGAATATATGAAACCATTAAAAAAATTCATTCCAGATGAAAACACTGAAAGTCCAATGGATGGAAAGAGAATGGGAGAAAGATTATCTTGGTTAAATAAACAAGTTGAAAAAGTACAAGAATTTATTAAACATATTAAAAAAGTAATTTATGAAATTGTCAAAAGGTGAGTTAAATAAGTATATTGACTTATATTTAAGTGATTCTTATGATTATGATAGTGATGATGCCTACATAATCAATGAGAACGTACTTAAACCCGTCAAAAAACTTATATTAGAGTCTAAAACAGATGGAATGACGCTCTTGTCAGAAGTTTACTCCCGTGCTAATACACGTGATAAGGCAGTTATAGACGACTTTATTTTATATTTAAAAAACGCTTAAAAACCTCTTTTGGGAGAGGGTTGATGAAGGTTTGGCTTACCAGGAACCTTATGCTATATTTATAGTATAATAATAAAAAATAAGAGTTATGTTAGACATTAAAAACAATCAGTTCCTAAACAAAGACGAAATTCGCACTCGCGCCAATTCAATTTTCACTACTAAAGGCGCTCCAGAAACAAGTGAAAAGTATTCACACATTCCAACTGAAAAAATTATTGATGACATGGCTGCTCTTGGTTGGGGAGTAGTTGATGCTAAACAAGTTAAAGCTCGTAAAAACGAAGGTTTCCAAAAACACCTTATTGTGTTCCGAAACAATGACATTCAAATTACCGCTGAAGATGGTGATAATGTTTTTCCTCAAATTTTGTTGACTAATTCACATGATGGAAAAAATGCCTTTACTTTCACAGCTGGTTTGTTCCGTATGGTTTGTGAAAACGGTTTGGTTATTTCAACCACTGAATTTGGTAAAATGAAAATCCGCCATATGGGTTATGATTTTAATGAGTTGCAAAACACAATTAAGTCAATGGTTGAGAAATTGCCTTTGACAGTTGAGTCACTTAACAAGTTCCGTGAGGTTGAATTGAACCAAGAACAAGCACTTAAGTTCGCTGAAGATGCTTTGAAATGTCGTTTCAATGAAGATGAAGTAGAACGTATTGAGGTTGATTTGAATGATTTGTTGACTGCAAAACGTAAAGAAGATCAAGGATCTGATTTGTGGTCAATTTATAATGTAATTCAAGAAAAATTGATTCATGGTGAGTTCAGTTACAAATACGGTACTAAGACTCGTAAAGCTCGTAAAATTAAAAACTTTAATAAAGATCTAGAATTGAATGAGAAGTTGTATGATTTGGCACTTGAGTTTGTTTCTTAAGAGCCAGATCATTATATTAACGACATATGGATGAAGGTATGAATATCATGAATGAACAAGCACTCCAAGAAGCAATCGTAAACGATAAATGTGATAAGATCTTAGCTCGAGCAGATTTTTATAATTTGCAGCTTGAAGTCATATATTCAGCCTTCAAACATAAAGAGGAATTTCCAAAAGCATCACTTCTAGAATGTCTACAAGTAGGAGCAGATGAATGGGATGTTGCTCTATAAAAATATGCTGTTGTGGTGGAATAGGTAGACACGCGGGACTTAAAATCCCGTGACCCGAAAAGGTCGTGCCGGTTCGATCCCGGCCAGCAGTACTAGGAGACTCACGTAGTTCGTTCTTTAATTTATTAAATTACCAATGTTCGGGATGTAGCGCAGTCCGGTAGCGCATCTGGTTTGGGACCAGAGGGTCCGAGGTTCGAATCCTCGTATCCCGACAAAAATAAGCCACAATAGCTCAGTTGGTAGAGCTTCTGATTTGTAATCAGATGGTCGGCGGTTCGAGTCCGTCTTGTGGCTCACAGGAGAGATGGCAGAGCGGTCGAATGCGCCAGTCTTGAAAACTGATGACTGTAACAGGTCCGGGGGTTCGAATCCCTCTCTCTCCGCGCCACTGAAGACAGAAAAAGATATGTTTAGGTTCCCATGCAAAGCGACCCACCTAAGCATAAAAAAACCCGAGTGAAAGCTCGGGTTTCTTTTTTGTATATTATAGTTTAAGGAGCTAACCAGTTATATGATTGCCATCCTGCGGTATCTATTCTAGTTTGACACTCAGAGACAGTAGTACATCCTGCTGGATTAATAGCTTCATAGGTACCAGGATCAACAGGATTGCCAGATGTGCTATAATTTTTTAATATATAATCACATATGTTTATAAAAGCAGCATCATTTTTTTGAGGAGCACCTGTTAATGGATTAACTGATTGCCAAAATTGAGGAGCATCTAAACCACTCCATGGGCTAGAAGGAGATGGACTTGGATTAGGTAAAGCGATTATGTAAGCTGATGTATCATTTGGACTTGCACAGAATAAAGTATTAGTAGTACTTTGAGGTACTGTTTGATTCCAAGGTCCAGCTGCTAAAGCTCCTATACGGAAACTTCCTGTTCTGCTTGTATTTACTGGTTCTGATCCTCCATTATAGTTTGGAGCGTAAGTAATTGCGTATTGAGCCATAGTTAATATTTTATTATACATATTTGGCTTTTTAAAGAAAGTAATTTATATTAATAACATGATCTCATAGCTCAATTGGATAGAGCAGCTGCCTTCTAAGCAGCAGGTTACAGGTTCGACCCCTGTTGGGATCACAAAGGAGTTCTTTGACATATTAAAAAGAAAGGAAAAAATTATGGAAATTATTTTAGCTTTTGGTTTAGGTATTATGTTGGTCAGTACAATCGTATTGGTTTATGTGGTACTTAAGTCAGCAAAACAAGTTAGCAAATGCGTAGAACAAATACGTGAAGTTGAACGAAGTATTGATAATCTTCAAAGAGATCTAAATGATAGAGAATATGACTTTCATAGAAACATTGATGATGTAAATCGTAAAATAGATTCTCGAGTAGATAAATTAAATGATGTTTTATTTAAGGAATTAGATGAAATAAATCGCAAAGTAGACTTTTTAAAGAAATCACTTGGAAAGGAATACTTTTAATTAAATTAAGTTAAACCCGTTAATGAACTCCTTTATTTAGGACCTTTAGCTCAGTTGGTCAGAGCAGCGCACTCATAATGCGAAGGTCATAGGTTCAAGCCCTATAAGGTCCACCGCAGTCAGATGTTGTAGCTATGGCAAGGGGATTTGTGAGTGAAATCACAGATCCCCCTTTCTTTTTATATTTATTATCACATTAAAATTATTAATTATGAAAAAAGCATTAGATTTTATTAAAAAAATTTACCTAGTTTGCAAAACCTGGGTCGTAAAAAATGGTGTTGAGGGTATAGCTGGTTTAATCGCCGGTTTATTCTTATGGGCTTTTGGTTATAAGATTTGGGCTGGATTCTCATTTGGAGTATTTGCTACTCGTAACTGGGATATCTTTAAAGCATGGGTTAAATCTTTAATCAAAAAATAATATCAAAAAAATGAGTAAATGTAATTGTATAATATGCGGGTGCAGTACATCATGTAGCTGCCCTTGCTGTGCTTGTTAAATTAAAAAATAAACTATGAACTTTTTAAAAGCCATGTTTGCTAATAACGAAGGTACCTCGCACAAACGTGTGCTTGGTACCATTGGTTTCATTTCATTAGTAATATTTTTATTTACGTGTAAAGAAACTCATAAAGAAGAGGCAATCGCAGCTGTAGAATATTTAACAATAGCAACTGTATTTGGTACTGTTGTTGAAAAATTTGTTCCAAAATCTAAAAACGAAGAATAATGTTACTCAAATTAGGTTTACAAGGTAAAGAAGTTAAGGAACTTCAAGAATTTTTAGGAATTAGTGCTGATGGTGATTTTGGCCCAAAAACAGAAGCCGCTGTTAAAAAATGGCAATTAGCAAATGGTTTAATAGTTGATGGTATTGTAGGTCCTAAAACTTGGGATGCTATGGGATTAGCCACTACAGATGCTTCTGAGAAAGTTTATACTACAGATAATGGTTTAGTAATTAATAGACACTTTTTACCTGTAGGTGAATATAAACAAGGTCCTATTAAAGCTGAATGGGTATTCTTACACCACACAGCAGGTTGGCATAATCCATACCAAACAATTGATAATTGGGGTAAGGATACTAGAGGTGCTATTGCTACTGAATTTGTATTAGGTGGTCCTTCAATTAAAGGAAATGATGACAAATACGATGGAGAAATGGTTCAAGCATTTCCCCAAGGAAATTATGGTTGGCATTTAGGAGCAAATGGCTCCCAAAAAATGCATATAAATTCAGTTGGTATTGAAGTATGTAACTTTGGATATGTTGTTAACGGAAAAGCATACCAAGGAACCCCAGTTGTTGAATCCCAAACAGTAACACTAGCTAAAGAGTTTAGAGGACATAAAATTTGGCATCGTTACTCAGATGCTCAAATTGAAGCTTTACATAAGTGGATTTTATGGATTGCCGAAAGAGACAATATTGATGTAAGAGCAGGTTTACCTGATTTGGTTAAAGAAAAAGGTGCTGAAGCATTCGAATGGAATGCTGATGCTTACTATGGTAAAGTAAAAGGTTTGTGGACACATACTAATACTAGAAAAGACAAAGTTGATATGTTTCCTCAACCAGAACTTATTGATATGTTACTTGGTCTATAACCTCCTAAAATAACTTTTCGTACAATTTATCGACCCTCGTAGGGTAGTTTAATATAGGCGCTATATAACTTTTTTATGGCGCCTATATGTATGGATATATGGACATAAATAAGATATTTAACTTATTTGACTCCGGTTCTGAAAATAAAATAAAAGAAGATACACAAATTGTATTTGTTGATTTTAAAGAACATCCTGCTTACTGGTTAGGCATGTTTAAAAAATTAATACAAAATCATAAGCTATTTAAAAGGAAAATAGTTTCATTCCTAGAAAAGTCAGACCCAGAATTAGAATTAGGAGATTTAGACCTGGTAGGTGATGATCTTGCTTATGAAAGAGCTTGGTACTATGCTTCAAAATTTGATCCTAACTTGGATACTCATAAAGAATCAATTAATTTCATATTAGATACTACTCTAGAAAAATCTTTAAAAGAGACTATTTCATACTTTCAGGAAAAAGAAGAATATGAAAAATGCGCTCATTTGAAGAAAATTTTAGATGAAGTAAAGAAAATTCAAGGATAATTTGGCCTCCAAAAAAGTTTTTATTATTATTCGATATGTGGGGTTTTGAGACTGAGGAAAGATGGATGAGAGACAGGGGATAAGATGGGGGATGAATAAGGGGGACAAATGATAGACATATATGAAAAATAGGAATATTATAATGAGACGTTTGGAGAAAGCTGAGGGACAGATTGAGAAACTGTATTTCTTCCTCCAACGTGGTGGTAGTCAAGAAGATGTAAAGGAAGTATTAGTTACTTTACGTGAAGCTATTGATGACGCTAAAGTTTTTTTAAATCAAGAACCATTAGGATCAAATGAAATTAACAGCTGAGGAAATACAAAGTAACTGGATGCAGTTACTAGGTTTTATTGAAGATCATATCTCTGAACCTCGTAAAACTAAATTAATTGAATTTTATGAAAAGTATGCTGAAAGAATTATGCTTATGCCTGCTGCTCATAAAAAAGAATATCATAATGCCTTCCCAGGAGGTTATGTAGAACATGTTAATAGAGTTATCACTTGTGCTCTTCATCTTCATGACTTATGGGCTCAAATGGGAGCTGATATTAGTACTTATACTAAAGAAGAACTTGTATTCTCTGCCCTTAATCATGACTTAGGTAAATTAGGAGATGAAAATCATGACTCTTATATCCCCCAGACTGATAATTGGAGACGAGAAAAATTAGGGGAAGATTATAAATTTAATGATGCTTTAGCATTTGCTTCTGTTCCTGATAGAGGTCTTTATTTACTTCAGTCTCATGATATTAAATATACTTTCAATGAAATGGTAGCTATTCAGACCCATGATGGTTTATATGATAAAGCTAATGAAAAATATTTAATGACATATATGCCAGAGACTAAACCCAGAACATCTTTACCTTACATTGTTCATCAGGCTGATTTAATGGCTGCTCGTATTGAATTTGAACGTGAATGGTTACCTAAATTGCAAGGTAACTTGGATACCTCAAAGAAATCATTTACATTGGAGACTAATAAAAAATCACAACCTGCAACATCAGGTACTAAGTCTAAAGCTTTAAGTAATTTAAAAAGTGAAGGACTTAAAAATATGTTAGATAGTTTATGATATTAATAATTACAATTCTTTCAATAATGGTCGTGGTCTTAGGATACACGACCTTTAACCTTCTTAAAAAAAATGAAAGACAAGAAGACATTCTTGCTTCTTATTTAACTTACCTAAATAAAATTTCAGATATTATTGATATATCTGATAAAAAGTTAAAAGAAGTTGATGATAAAGGGTTATTTGAAGCTGATGATGAAATTGGTTGGTTTTTTGTACAAGTAAAAATGATTCAAGATGTTTTGAATCAATTTAAAATCAAAAACTTATGACCCTTGTAATGGCTAAAAAGAAAAAAGGAGTACAATACTTTACCCAAGACACAGAAGACGCAATTGTAGCTTACAATAATGCTACTACTTTTGAAGAAAAAAACAAAATTTATCATGAGCGTATCCATTATGCTTTTTTTAAATTAACAGAAAATATTATTCATACTTTTAAATTCTATTATACAGAAGTAGATAATATTGAAGACTTACAATTTGAATGTATTTCATTTCTTTTAAGCAAAATCCATTTATTTAATCCTGATAAGGGAGCTAAAGCTTATTCTTATTTTGGTACTATTGTAAAACGTTATTTAATTCTTTCAAACCAGAAAAATTATAAAAAACGAATTGAAACCGCCCCTGTGTCTGTAATTGAAGAAGATGAAACACATTCTTACTCAATAGATGATTCACCTCAAATAGAAAAACTTTCAGACTTTATAGACATTTATACAGCTTATTGTACAAAACATATTTTTGAATTATTTCCAAAAGGTGAAGATGCTCAAATAGCAGACGCCATCTTAGAATTATTTAGAAAAAGAGAAGATATAGATATTTTTAATAAAAAAGCACTTTACATTTATATCCGTGAAATGGTTGATGCTAAAACTCCTAAAATAACTAAAATAGCTAATCAACTTTATGATATTTTTAAAGAAGAATATGTATTTTATCTAGAACACGGATATACAAGGTTTTGATTTCAATATTTATAATCAAAACTTATGAGTGGATTAGATTCTAAAATATTTAAAAATAAAAAATTCTCTGACATTTTAGAAGAAATTTATGAGAATCAAAAGAAAAAAGAAGCTCAAATTTCTGCCTTAATTGGAGAATTAAAACCCCTTATTAATGACATTGGAGATGCTACTTTAGTAGTACCTTTAATTAAAGAATATATGGAAATTGGAGTCAAAAATGATGAACAACTCATCAAAATGGCCACCATTGTTCAGCGTGCTTTACAAGTACAAGCCCAAAACGGATCTAATGAATTAGCTTTCTCAGATGAAGAAAAAGCTCAATTATTTGATTTAGCTAAAAATGTTGGAGAGAAAAAATAATGTCTGATGGATTTAGTAATATATTCGGTAGAATAAACCCTGTAGGAGGTAATAGAAAATCTACTGCTGGTTCTCCTATATTTACCGCCCGAGTCAATAGTATTATTTTATGTTCTGAAGATGAAGGATATGATGAAAATGGACAAGACGCTTCTATTGGTTTTATATTCTTTAGTAACCCAACATCAAATTCTCCTTCACAAAAAAACTTAGCTAGACCTTTATTTCCTTTTCAAAAATATTACCCATTAATTAATGAGTTAGTATATTTAATAGGTTTACCATCAACAGATATAAATGATAAACCTGCTGCTTTAACTTATTATTATTTTGCTCCTATTAATGTTTGGGGTAGTAATCATCATAACGCTATCCCTGATGAAATTTTTACAGACCAATCTCCAGACTATCAAAAACAAGATTATGTTACTGTAGGAAGTGGTGTAGCAAGACATGTAACAGATGGTAGTACAGAAATTGATTTAGGATATACTTTTCAAGAAAGATTAGACCTTAGAACACTCCAACCTTATGAAGGTGATTATATTCTAGAAGGTAGATGGGGCAATAGTATTAGATTTGGTTCTACAGTTCTTAATGGTATACCATCAAATAATTGGTCTGATTCTGGTGTTAATGGAGATCCTATTACTATTATAAGAAATGGTCAATACAAACAAGAAGGAGTTGACCCATGGGTTCCAATTGTAGAAGATATTAATCAAGATTCAGGTTCTATTTACCTAACATCAACTCAAAAAATTAGTATAACCCCACCTACAGTGTCTTATAACAGCTACTCTACTCAGCCAACCGCAATTAATGAGTATGTAGAGCCTCAAGTTATAATAAACTCAGGTAGGTTAGTATTTAATTCTTTTCAAGACCATGTCTTATTATCTTCTAAAAAATCAGTTGGATTAAACGCTGTAGAAAGTGTTAATATTGACACACCTAAAACTGTAATACAATCAAAAGAAGTTTATTTAGGAGGTAAAGAAGCAACTGAACCTGTTTTGAAAGGAGACGCTACAATAGCTGAACTTTCAGACTTAGTTCAAGAATTAATTTCTTTAGGATTAGCTATGCAATTTGTTGTTCACCCTGCTTTTGCTCCTGTGACAACTATTTTACCTGATTTTATAATTAAATTAAACCAAATTAACGCTAACTTGTTAACCAAAACCAAATCAACATATAGTAAAACATTATAATGGCTTCAGGAATTGATATATTTGAATTATACAACAGTTTACCTGATGAATATAAAGAAAAAGGTAAAGATAAAGTAAAATCTACTTTAAATAAAAGAGTTATTACTCCTTTAAAATACAAATACCAACCTAAAATAGAAGAATATATTACTGTTCAAATTAATGGTTCTAATCTTCCTGACAGTGTTAAACCTGAAATTATTGATTTAGCTATAAACCAAGTTAATAATCCTCGTTCAACACCAGATGCTAGGGCATTAGCTATTGAAAAAGCAAAACAAAGAGTTGATGAAGAAGCTCAAAAAAATCTTTCAAACCTTTGTTTATCTCCCGCCAATACTCAGAAACTTCTTGATGTAAGAAATAAACTAGTTAATGATTTAAATAAATTAAAAAAAGTTGTTGACCCTATAAACCAAGTTATTAATGCTTCAGCATTTTTTGTAAACATTGGTATAGGAACAGCTAAAGTACTTAGAGGTACTAAAATAACAGTTGATGCTATAGTGGCAGCCTATGGTATATCAGGTATAGCCACACCAGGATTAGTGGCCAAATCTCAAACTCTTATTAACTATGCTAACACAGGTTTAGATTTATTAAGATTTGATGAAAAAGCTAATTCTAAATTAAATAAGGTAAGTGAATTTTTAGATTCTGTAGCTATTCCTATAGGTGTTTTTGGTTCCTCTATAACTAAAGTAGTAAACTTATTAAGTATTTTAGATTTACTTATAGTAAAATGTGATCCAAAAGCAGAACTTAGTGATGTAGACTCTTTATTTGTAGGTATAGCAACTGCTCAAAACAATGCTGATAAAGATCAAAAACAACCTATTGATACTTTTTATAAAGGATTTAATCTATCAATTGAAGAAGAACCATCAACGACATACGGTACAGTAAAAAGAAGAAGAGCTGTAGCTAAAAACTCACAAGGTATAACCTTAGCTTTTACTCCTTATTCATTCACAACTAATGACCAAACCTTAATTCAAGAAATAAAAACTATAATAGATGGATTAGGAATAGGTAATACTCAACAATTATAAAAAACTAATTAAATTAATATTTATAACTAATGAAACCGACAGAATTTAAAAAATTAATCAAGGAAGCTGTAAAAGAAGCTATCCAAGAAGAATTAAAAGAAATTCTTTTAGAAGCAGTTCGTGCCCCAAAACAAGTTATGACTGAATCAAAAGACACTTATGCTCAACCTTACATTGAAAAACCAAAACAACTATCAGCTCAAGAACGTAGAGACATGTTTGCTGGTATGTTAGGTGAAATGCAGAATGGAGGCGCAGCTAACACAGCATATGCTGGAAACTTTAACCCAGGAAATGCTGACACAGTTAATGGAGCCTTACCAGAAGGACAAGTTTCTTTAGACCAAATAATGGGATTAATGACTAAATAATGGCATTTGGAGTAATACAAAAATACCCTATTGAAGTAACTAGTTCTTTAAGACCTCAAAGAGCAGTAGGGGTGAGTATTCCTTTTAATGCTGATGCTGTTTTTAGATCAACATATACAACAGCAGAACAAATTAAGTCTAACTTAATTAATTACTTTTTAACCAATAAAGGAGAAAGAGTATTTAATCCTTCTTTTGGATCAAGTTTAAGAGAATATGTTTTTGAACAATTAACTAATCAAACTTATAGTAGTTTAGAACAAGTTATTCAAAATGATGTTCAACAATTTTTCCCTAATGTAACAATAGAAAATTTAAACATATATGGTTTTGAAGATAGTAATGAAATGCAAATAGAATTAACATATTCTGTTAAAAACTTTGGAATAAATGATACAATAACCCTTACATTATAATGGCTAACGTTAATAGAAATATAAATTATTTAAATAGGGACTTTACAAGTTTCAGAAATACTTTAATTGAGTATTCTAAGACTTATTATCCTAATACTTACAATGACTTTACTCCAGCATCACCAGGAATGATGTTTATGGAGATGGCTGCTTATGTAGGTGATGTTTTATCATTTTATTTAGATAACCAAGTACAAGAAACTTTCTTACAATATTCAAGACAAGTCACTAACATTTTTGACTTAGCTTATATGTTAGGTTATAAACCTAAAGCAACTAATGTATCTGTAGTTGATGTTGATTTTTATCAACAAGTACCAGCTATTGGTTCAGGAGTTAATAATGTTCCTGATTATAATTACTCTTTAACATTACCTTCAAACACACAAGTTTCTACAGGAGGTACTACTTTTATTATTGAGGATCCTATTAACTTTGCAAGAAGTAGTTCATTAGACCCTACAGAAGTTTCAATATATGAAATTTCAGGAGGTGAGCCATTATTTTATCTTTTAAAGAAAACTAGACAAGCATATTCTGCTACTATTAAAACAACAGAATTTACTTTTGGAAATTATCAAGCTTTTCCAACTGTTTTAATTGATGATTCTAATATTGTAGGAATTTTAGATATAACAGATAGTGAAGGTAATGTTTGGTATGAAGTAGATTATGTTGGACAAGAAATGGTTATGGATTCTATTAAGAATACTAACCAAAATAATCCTAACTATTCAGCTGGAGATAATGCTCCTTATCTTTTACAACTTAAAAAAGTTCAAAGAAGATTTGCTACTCGTTTATTAGACGCTACTACTTTACAAATACAGTTTGGAGCAGGTAATCCTTCTGACACAGATGAAGTTATAACTCCAAACCCAAACAATGTAGGTATAGGTTTACCATTTGGAAAAGATAGTTTAACTGTAGCTTATTCTCCAACTAACTTTTTATATACAGATACTTATGGTATTGCACCTGTTAATACTACTTTAACTGTAAGATATTTAACAGGAGGAGGAGTTAATTCAAATGTAGCTGCAAACAATATTAATAGATTAATAACAACAGCTACTTTTTTAAATAATAATTTAACAACAGCTGTAGCTAATAACATTTTAGCTTCATTAACAGTTAATAACCCAACTGCTGCTTCTGGTGGAAAATCAGGAGATACAGCTAATGAAATTAGACAAAATACTTTAGTTAATTATCAAGCTCAATTACGTAACATTACCCTAGATGATTATCTAGTTAGAGCTTTATCTATGCCTTCAAAATATGGTGGAGTTGCTAAAGCTTATATTGAACCAACTAAAGCTCAAAATGTTAATGTTGGTGAAAAAATAACAACTTTAGACTTATACGTTTTAGGATATAATAACTTATCCCAATTAACTACTACATCAGATACTGTTAAATCTAATTTAATTAATTATTTATCTCAATATAGAGCAGTTAATGATTCTGTAAGAATTAAAGATGCCTTTATTATAAACATTGGTGTTAATTTTGAAATTATTACTTTACCTAATTTTAATAATAATGATGTCTTAATTAAATGTGTAACAGCTTTACAAAACTTTTTTAATATTCAAAACCAACAAATAAACCAGCCTATTGGTTTAAGAGATTTATACATCTTATTAGATAGAATACAAGGTGTACAAACAGTAAAAAATATTAGTATTGTTAACAAAACAGGATTAAGTTTAGGATATAGTAATTACGCTTATGATATTGCTGGAGCAACAAATAATAATACTATATATCCTTCACTTGATCCAATGATTTTTGAAGTTAAATACCCTAACACTGATATTCAAGGAAAAGTAGTACCTCTATAATAAAATAAAATGGCAGTATATAAAATATTCCCTACTAAAGACGCGACAATATATTCTTTATTCCCTAACATGAATACAGGGTTAGATGAGATGATTGAATCAACTCTTACTACTTTTGCTTATTCAACAGTTAACCCTCAAGCTAGCAGATTTTTAGTAGCTTTTGATGCTGCTACTATTGAAAATATTATAGAATCAACTACTTACTTAGGTATTAGTGGCTCAGAACAATTATTAGATACAGGATCTTGGACAGCAAATTTAAGATGTTTTGTATCTACAGCTACAGGTTTAGATATTAGTCCAACAGGAACCTTATTAGAAGTATACCCAGTTTCAGGTTCTTGGTCTATGGGAACAGGAAAATACTTAGATGACCCTATCTCAGTAGACGGTACAAGTTGGTATTGGAGAGATTATTCAGGTAGCAATGCTTGGACAACTATCAATTCTTCTTATAATCCTTATTCTACAGGTTCATATACAGGTTCATCTGATAATAGAAATATTAATGGATATGCTGGAGGAGGTACTTGGTTTACAGGTTCAACTGTATCTTATTTCAATACAGATACTTATCCTTTAAGAGCTACTCAATCATTCTCTTACTCAAGTGATAAAGATTTAAATGTAGATGTATCTAATGTAATTAGAGCTTGGTATACAGGAGCTATCCCAAATGATGTTTTTGATGGATTTATTGTAAAACAAATTCCTGAATTTACAAATAATGTAAATTTTCAACCTGAATTAAAGTATTATTCTTTAGATACAAATACTATTTATCCTCCACAATTAGAGTTTAAATGGAATGATTTTACTTATAATACTTCCTCAGCCATAAGTGAAATATCTGCTACACCTGTAACAGTTACTTTAGAACAGAATCCAGGAACATTTACTTTGGATAGTGTTAATACTTTTAGAGTAAATTCAAGACCAACATACCCTCCTAGAGTATGGCAAACAGCTTCTCTTTATACTACAAACTATTACTTACCAACAGCCTCTTATTATGCTGTAAAAGATTTAGACACAGATGAGTTTGTAATTGATTTTGATACAACTTATACTAAAATAAGTGCTGACTCAACAGGTAACTATTTCAAATTATTCATGTCTGGTTTAGAACCTGAAAGATATTATAAAATATTAATTAAAAGTACTATAGGTAACTCAACTATTGTTTTTGATGATAACTATTATTTTAAAATAATTAATGGCTAATATTAATTTAAATAAAGAAGTATATACTAGAACCCAATTTAAAAGGGTAGTAAACACTAATTTTACTCAATTAGTAGACACTACACCTCAGGTCACTTCCTCAGCCACAGATGCTTTAGATCAAAATCTTATCAATGCTAGGATAGTTCAATTCTTTGATTCTTATAATTCTTTATTTTTTGATATACCTCAATTTGGAGAAACAAATTCTCATGAGTACCTTATAAAAACTAGTAGTGAATACATAGGAACTTCAACTTTCCCAGATGATTTAGTTGATGCGCTTATAGCAGAAGTAGATTCATTGCGAGAAGAAAACCAACAATTACAACAACAAATAATATCAGGTAGTTTATAATGGCTGAAAATTATACTATAAATCAAATACCATACACTTTAGTAGTACCTTCTTATCCTACTTTGTCAGGAGAAGATAGTGGTTTAATTGGTTCCACAGAAGAAACAGGGTTTATATCCACATCAGGTAGCAGTGTTGAATTTGGTGTTTATGATTTAAATAATAATCTTTTATATTATAATTCTTCTTATAATAATTGGTCTTCAACAGGTTTAGGAAACAATGTTCAAGACAATACCTTAAGTACTATTGATATTAACCCAGCAAATGATGTTATTAATGCTGGTTATGATACAGGTCAGGTTTATACTACTTATGCTTTTTATAATAATGAGTTAGGATCATCTGATGCTAACAGATATTATATAAGTGAAATTTCATCTAATAGAACAGAAATTAGAATAGATAATACTAATATTTCTAATGAAAGTTTAGAAATTTTATATGATGAATTTTACGCTCAATTTAATTTAGATGCTACTTATGATTACTTCTATTTAAATTTTGGTAGTGGTAATGTTGTAATAGCTACTAATGTTTATTTAGATAAAAGTTCCTCAGATTATAGTATTTTAATTAAACTATACCAGCCTTTACCTAACAGGTATAATTTAAAAACTACTTGTTATGTAAGTTCTAATGCTGCTGACCCTATAGCTTATGATATAAGTTTTACTCAAGATTTTGGTCCTGTTGATGATATTGTTAGTTTACAAGGACCAAATACTAATTTAAATATTAACTCATTAGTTAATAACTCTACAACTTATCAAAACTATAATACTTTAACAAGTACTGTTAGTACAAGTTCTTTAAACCAATTACAAAGTTTACTAGAAGAAAGAGGAGTAGAAATTAATATAGATTATACTGATTATTCTAATTTTGTATTTTTCTCTTCCGCTAAATCTAGATTACAAAACTTTTATACTAAAGCAAAACAAATTGAGGATTACAATAATGAAATAGCTGCTTTAGATGCTTTAACTCAAACATCTAGTTCAAGTGGAAGTTTAGTAATCCTACAAAAATATATTTCAGACATCATAACTAACTTTGATGGTTATGAATATTATTTATATTTTGAGTCTGGAAGTAAAGCCTGGCCTAAAACTAATTCAGAACCACCTTACACTTTAGCATCAACAGGAAGTGCTGCTGTTTTAAATTGGTACGGTACTGATGTTTATGGAGCTCCCTATTATGGGGGTCAATTATACTCAGCATCTCTATATGATGATGATAACCAAGATATACTAACAAACTCAATTCCTGATTATTTACAAGATTATGATAGTGACCAATATTTAACTTTTGTTAAAATGGCTGGTCAATCTTTTGATAACATTTGGGTGTATATCAAAAGTATAAGTGATAAAACAAACACAGATAACCGTCTAGACTACGGTGCCCCTTCAGGTATAATAGCTGATATTTTAAGATCATTTGGTGTTAATATATACACTAATAATTTTTCAGTAGACAATACTTACCCATCATTATTAGGTGTAGGAGCAGATGGTCAATTATACCCTACAGGAAGTGAAGTAATTAATACTTTTGTTAGTGCTTCTTATATTCCTATTACTTTAGATGATGTTAATAAGTTAACATATAAAAGATTATACCATAACTTACCATACATTCTTAAAAAGAAAGGTACAGTAGAAGGTTTAAGAGCCTTAATTACCTTGTTTGGTATTCCTGATACTATTTTAAGAATTAATGAGTTTGGAGGTAAAGATAAAAATTTTGAAACATGGGATAACTGGCAGAATGAATTTAATTATGCTTTTTATACTAGTGGTTCTTCTTATATATCTTCAAGTTGGGAATTAAACACTAATTGGAACGCTGTTGATGATGTACCTCAAGCTGTAGAATTTAGATTTAAAACTGATGGTTTACCTCAAAACACAGCTAGTATTGTTACTGAAAGCTTATGGTCCTTAGATACAGGAGATATAATTAGATTAAGATATACAGGCTCAGGATATACTACTTCATCTTTGATTTCAAGTAGTGCTGACCCAGTAGATCCTTATTATCAATACGCTTTATTAGAATATATCCCTGATATTTCAGCTTACCCTAATGAATCAGCTAGTATTTATTTACCATTCTATGATGGTGGATGGTGGTCAGTTTTATTAACTAAAAACTCTACCTTAGAATATTATGATTTATATGCCGCTAATAAAGAGTATATAGGAGAAAGTAGTAATACTATATATTTCCAAGCATCTTCATCATTAACTTCTTCAGACTCAAACCATTGGGTAGATGCTACAACTTCTTATTTTGGATCTTCATCACTTTCTTCTAAAATATTTACAGGTTCATTCCAAGAAATAAGATATTACACTGTTGCTTTATCTAAGAGTCATTTTGATGCTTATGTAATGAATCCCTACTCAATAGAAGGATCAGATTATTTAGCATTTAGAGCAACTTTAGGAGGTGAATTATATACAGGATCAACTTCTGTTCACCCTAAAGTAACTGGTTCTTGGGTAGCTACTTCATCATTTGCTTCTAATAGCACTTTTTATATAAGTGGTAGTAATGAATATGTCACTAATAAAGAACATATTTATTTTGATCAAGTACCAGCAGGTATACAAACTCCTATTTCTAATAAAATAAGGACTAAAAATACTTTACTACCTTATACAGGAAGTGAAGCTAATGTTCCTAATGCTGATGTATTGTCACCTTTTATTTCTATTCAACAAAATGAATCTATAAGTGGAAGTTATACAGCGGATACAAACTATGTTGAGATAGCATTTTCACCTCAAAATGAAATAAATGAAGATATTAATTCAACTTTAGGTTACTTTAATATTGGAGAATATATTGGTGATCCAAGACAAGTATCTTCATCATCTGAGTCATACCCTGAGTTAGATATTTTAAGAGAAGCATACTTTGAAAAATATAAAGCAAATTATGATTGGTGGGATTTTATAAGATTAATTAAATATTATGATAACTCATTATTTAAAATTCTTAAAGACTATACACCAGCAAGAGCAGGATTAAGTACAGGTATTGTTATTAAACAACATTTATTAGAAAGAAATAAATATCCTGTACCTCAGTTAGATACTCAAACAACTACTTCTTTTTCAGGAAGCAATTCAGGATGGAATGAACCAGGAGTATATCAAGATTTAACATTAACAGGTTCTATTGAAATAGAAGAAACCATAGGATCAAATGGTGGTGCTTTTATAGATTATGTTCCTACTATAGCTACTTCAGCTTCTTTCTTAATAGAACCAGGACAAGTTGGTAGAATATTTTTATCACAATCAGGACTTCATAACGTAAGTTTTGCTATGTCTTCCTCATATGGCGGAGGATCTCCTGCTACTACCGCTTTAAAAGTATATGATAGTGCTAGTTTACCTTCTAGTTACTTTTTAAGAAATACAACTACTATTGTTACTTCCTCTTTATTAAGTGGTTATTATGAAGAAACCTTTAACTTTAATTATGACTTCAAATCAGGGTATCTTTTAATAGCTAATGATAATTACTCAAGCTCAGCTGATATAACAATTACAAGTGTTACAGCCTCTTCTATAAATGGATTCTCAGAAACAACCCAAACACCTTCAGGTTCAGTTGAAAAATATTATACTAATGAATATGAATTTAATGGTGAGTTAAAAGGATCTGAATATGTTGTTACAGATGGAAACCTATCAAACAATACTATTAATTTTGTTGAAGTATTTCAAACTCCTTTACTACCTGTAGCATATACTTATCCTGCACCATTCTTTGCTCCTGGTGTATATAAGGGATGGCCTAGAGTAACAGCAAGTGCCGCTAATTTAATTGATTATAATTTTGAAGAAGATAAAACATATTATTTAAGTTTTACAGCCACAGGAAATCCTAATGCTAAACTTGCTGTAGTAAATTCAAATAGAACATTTGCTAATGGAGTTACAGAGAAATCCACATCTCCATATTATGAAGATATAGGTTTAATAACTTTAACTACTAGTCCACAAGTTATTGATAAATTTGAGGTTAAAGGAATGAATCCTAAAGTATATCTTTTAAATATTATTGGTGGTGCAACTGTTGATCCTATTAATTTAAGTAATTTTACAGTATTTGAAGCACTCCCTGAAGATATAAATAATGATCCTATAATTAATTTTGTAGACACTTATAGACCAAGTGTAAACTTATTTGATGTTGATTACTCCCAAGGCACAACAATTCCAGTTAATCAACAGGTGTTATTAAGTGGAAGCGCTACAAAAGCTACTGTTCCTGATTCTAATTATACTATGGCTAGAAGTGCGAACCCAAGATATTTTGGTAGTAGATCTACATCACCTGGATTTAACCAAATACCTATCACAGGTAGTGGAATAGGTCAACTTCCAAATGTTGAACAAACAATCCCTTATTTTATATACACCCCAGGAGGAAGAGGAGGAACATTAGCAGAGTTATCAGGTAGTGGAAATTATAGGATAGGATTTGTAGCTGATGAAGATGGAAAAGTATATAAGCCTAATACAACAGAAGGAAATGTTTATTCAACAGTAATATATAATAATTTTAGTACAAATGACCAAGTTGTACTTAGTAATATAAGTAGTTCTAATTTTCTTAATGCTACCCAATCTTATTCTATATATAAACCTTTAGTAAACTCCCAGAATATTCTTCATTCAGACACAGGTTCTGTAGGTCAAAATTATTTAGTTAATGGTTATTATGATAATATTTCTATGAGTTTAGCTCCTGGAGTAAATACATCTATAAAAGCTAAAGCAATTGGACCTTATGAGTATAACTTACCAAAAAATACAGAAACAACAGCTAGTTTTAATACCCCTACTATTAATCAAGCTAATGCTTTAACCGCATCTACTGGACTTTATATATATCCTCAAGGTTATACTCCTTTAAGAGGTTCTATAACAGCGTCAATGAGTTATGATGTAAATGATCCTGGTGTTGGACCTCCAGATACTGCAGATGTAGTTTTAAAAATTTATAAAAATGGTACTGAAATAGCTAGTGCGTCTAAAACCTCAGATACAGGTTCTATAAATAACCAACATGGTATATCTTCCAGTATTTATTTATCTCCAGGAGACACTTTTTACGTGACATTAAATTCACTTTCTAACGATCTAGATAGATATGATTTTAATAATTATGAAGTTAACCCATTTACAGGTTCTAATAGTAATTATTCTATTGATATTGGTTCTTATTATTTTACTACAGGATCTAATAGTCAATACATATTAACAGCCTCAGCTGATATGTCTTATTTTTATGGTGGTTTTTTTCAACAAGAAGAGCTCACATCAAATAATACATCTAGTGGATTTGGCAATCCTCAACCTTTTGTAATTAATCCTTTAGATGAAATAAGGTTTGAAGGAGATGAATCAAAAGTATATGTTATTAATTCTGTTGAATATGATGGTATAAATAGTATTCTTTATTTATATTTAAATAGTCCTATTGCCTCTAATATTTCAATTAATTTAGATTATTTCTCTATTAGAAGATGGGCATTTAGCTCAGATAATTTAATTATTGAATCAGGTAACACTTTAGTAGGACCCGGTTTAATATTACCTCTTTATCCAACCCAAAAATTAAAAGATAATTTAGATAATATAATTAATCAATACCAAACTAATAATCTAATATAATAAAAAACAAAAAATTAATATATTTATAATAAAACTACACAATAATGGGATATTTAAATAATTCAGTAGTAACAGTTGATGCTATTTTAACTACAAAAGGAAGAGAATTATTAGCTCAAGGTAATTTTAATATTACACAATTTGCCTTAGCTGATGATGAAATTGATTATACTCTTTACAATCCAACACACCCTTCAGGTTCTGCTTTCTATGGTGAGGCAATTCAAAATATGCCTTTGTTAGAAGCATTCCCTCAAGAAACTCAAGTGATGAAGTATAAATTAACTACTTTACCTCGTGGTACAGCTAAAATGCCAATTCTTGAAACAGTATCAATTGTTAATATTAAACAAGGTCAATCACAAGTTATTGATCCTGAAACAGCTAACTACTTTAGCAGAAAAGAAAGTTCAGGATATACCTTTACAATTGCTGATGCTAGATTAATGTCAACTTTTGAAGGTGTAGGTATTAACACAGATCAAGCTACTACTCTTAACCAAACAACAACTGTTGGAACTAATGTATCTAAGACAGTAATTGGTACAACTTTAAGTTTAAGAGGTACTACTGTTAATACATTATTTGGAACTACAACTACTACTTTGTATACTACATTAACAATTGTAGGTAGAGATAGTGGAGCTAGAGTAACTATTCCTGTTCAAGTAAATAAAGTATCTTAATATATAGAATATGTCATTTAAAAGATTAGAAGCTGATGATTTCGTAATAAGTGCTGACTCTGTTGTTGCCCCAATGTGGTCAACAGGTAATGCTGAGTTAACTCAATTTTACTCTTCTTCAGTACAAGAAGCTGGTGCCTCTGGAGATTTTTATCTAAATGTATACCAAACAGGATCTGATTTATCAGGTTCAGCAGTTCAATTTGGAATTGCTTATGGTAACAAATATGGTAGCGGTAGTAGAGTATATAACTTAGCAGTTGATGGAAAATCACCTTCATCTACTGTTTATGGTCAATACCAAAACTTAGTAATTGGAGATGAAAATACAGACTTTGTATTTGGTAATGTTACCCAATCCCAATTCCACGCTATTACTTTTGAAAGAGCTAGATATAAAGAATCATTACTCCCAGGTTCATTAACCTTAAAAATTTCAGGAAGTGCTGGAAATATATCTTTAACAGACAATAGTCAATATATTGTAGCTGAAACTTTTAATGAAGCAGGAAGAGTATACCAATTAATTTCTGGTTCAGCAGGTACTAAAATAACCAACGATGGAACTACTTCAGATGGTTATTCTGCTAAGTCAGGTTCATATGGTTGGTTCTTACCAGACATTGGAACTATTCTATTAAACTCAACAGCCTTAGCTCAACCAGCTATTAGTGGAGGTATTGCTTTTGGATATAGTGGTTCAACAGATTCAGGAAACGCAGGTACAGGTTCAGCCTTACCAGGAATTACTCCTATGTCTTCTATGTATAAAGCTATTTCAGGTTCAGCAGGAGCTGCTAGTTTCACTATTAATTCAGATGAAACTATTACTGCTGATTATATCTTTGTAAGACCAAGAAGTTCAGAGTTTAACTATTCAGAAAACCCAAGTTTTATATCAGGTTCAACAGGTGAAGTATTATATAGTTCATTTATTAATAATCCTGTTACTTATATAACAACTGTAGGAATGTATAATGACAATAACGAATTATTAGCAGTTGCTAAACTTTCTAGACCTTTAACTAAAGACTTTACAAAAGAAGCTTTGATTAGAGTTAAGTTAGATTTCTAAAATGAATGAGCGCGTACAAACAGTTTCTAGCGTCAGATATAATTGTTACACCATTTGAGGTTAACAAGAGATTCTCCTTTGAAGGGGCGGCTGCTTTAACTGGTTCTACTGTTGGTATTGATCGTTATTTAGGAAAAAATATAAATTTAATCCCTTTCCTATCAGGATCAAATCCTACTACGGGTCAGATAACTCCTCAAGACCAACAATTGGTTTATGAGTCTATAAAATTACTTTATTACTCTAACTACTTAAATACTACAAGTAGTTTTGGAGCCCAACCTACTACCTCTAGTTTAATACCTGGATATGATGTTGAAGGAGATGTTATAGTAGGACCTACTTCTTCTCAAGGTAGATATTATAATTATTTACAAACAGATATAACTTTCCAAAAATATTTTCCAACAGGTTCTGATTCAACCATAGGTGTTATATCTATACCAACAGGAGTGTTTGGAAATTATATTCAACCTAATTCTTTTTCTTGGATTGCTCCTAGTGGTTCTATAACCGATGATGGAGAAGGTAATTTAATCTTTACTAGTACAGGACAAATATGTGGTAATATATTTTATAGCCACGGTATAGCAGTAATTACTAGTGATTCATCACCCCAAGGAGATACTTATGGAACAGCTAGATATGGTTCATCTCTTTATGGAGTATCAGATTCTGTTATAGTTGAAAATTTTGTAACATCTTCTAATGTAACTTGTTCATTCTCATCTTCATTAACTATTTATGAAACTCAATATAAATGTACTATTAATGAAAATGAGTATAATTTCACTTTAAACCCATCTGTTTCTTCAGGCAGTGTACCTTATTCAAGTTCAATAGGTACATTCTATACTCCTGGACAATATTTAAATAGTTGGGCTACAGGATCTGATTTTAGTCCTTATATTACAACAGTAGGTTTATATGATAATGATCAAAACTTATTAGCAGTTGGTAAATTATCTCAACCATTACTTACAAGTCCAACTACAGACACAACAATCCTTATAAACATGGATAGATAAATTTTATGAATAATTGGTTTTCAAAAACAGAAACAGATTGGGGAACAAAAATAAAAAAAGAATATCTTACAATTGAAGATTTCCCAGAAGATACTTATGGTTTTATTTACATTGTAACTCATAGACCTACAGGAATATGTTACCTTGGTAAAAAAGTTCTTTACCATAACGTAAAGAAAAAACTAACAAAAAAGGAACTAGCAGAACAAACAGGCCCAGGTAGAAAATCAGCTACAAAAGTAGTAACAAAAGAATCAGACTGGAAAACCTATTATGGCTCTGCTAAACCAATTTTAGAATACATAAAGGATGGTAAACAAGAGGAATTTACCCGTGAAATTTTACAATTGGTTCCTAATAAAAAACTTTTAACTTACTATGAATGTAAGTTTTTATTTAAATATGGTGTGTTAGAACACCCAGAAGGATATTTTAATGATAATATTTTAGGAAAGTTTTTCACCAAAGACTTTGCTTCTTAATTATCTCTTATTATATTAAGACTATGCTCAATCAGCCTTTGATTGCATTAGTTAACTCTGTCCTAGGAACAGGCAAACAAACAGCAAGTGGTAACTATGCTTACCATTGTCCTTTTTGTAATCACCATAAGCCTAAGTTAGAAGTCAATATGAAAGAAAATGCTAAAGGAGAAAATCCTTGGCATTGTTGGGTGTGTGATAGAAAAGGTAAAAAAGTATATCAATTATTTAAGGCAGTTGAAGCTCATCCTGATAAAATAACAGAGTTAAACTCTATTGTAAAATATACAGGTCCTGAAAAAATAGTTGAGACTGTTAATAAGTTAACTTTACCTAAAGAATTTAAAGCATTTAAAGACATTCCTAAATCAGATATTGAAGGAAGACATGCTTTAGCTTATCTAAAGTCTAGAGGAATAACAGAAGAAGATATTTTAAAATATAATATTGGATATTGCACTTCAGGCCCTTATAAAAAAATGATTGTTATTCCATCATATGATGCTGAAGGAAAACTAAATTATTTTACTGCTAGAAACTTTGATAAAAACTCTACTTTAAAATATAAGAATCCATCTGTATCGCGCGACATCATACCATTTGAGTTGTTTATAAACTGGAATATACCGCTTATATTATGCGAAGGACCATTTGACGCTATATCTATCAAAAGGAATGTAGTCCCGCTTTTAGGAAAAAATATTCAAACAAAATTAATGAAGAAGATAGTAATGTCTTCTGTAGATAAAATATATATTGCCCTTGATAAAGACGCTCAAAAACAAGCTTTACAATTCTGTGAGCGTTTATTAAATGAAGGAAAAGAAGTTTATTTAGTAGATATGAAAGATAAAGACCCAAGTGAAATGGGTTTTGAAAACTTTACTAAATTAATTCAAGAAACTTATCCATTAACATTCTCTGAGTTAATGGGAAAAAAACTATTTTTATGAGTAAAAAAAACATTAAAAAATCTTACGATAGAATATTACAAATTTCTGAAGATGCAAAACAAATCACTATGCCAGACTCACGTTACTATAGACGTAACGGAGAGTATTATCCTTCAGTAACTTATGTTTTATCATATTACCCCAAAGGAAAATTCTTTGAAGACTGGTTAAAAAAAGTAGGTTATTCATCTGAATATATTGTTAAAAAAGCAGGTGAAGAAGGTACTCAAGTACATGAAATGATTGAGGCTTTCCTTAATGGAGAAGAATTAAACTTTTTAGGTCCTCATGGTGGTCCATTATATCACCCGGATGTATGGCAAATGTTTTTACGTTTTGTTGATTGGTGGGAAGAATATAACCCAACATTAATTGAGACTGAGGTACATTTATTTTCAGACGAGCTTAAGGTAGCAGGTACATGTGATATGGTTTGTGAAATTGATGGTCAACTTTGGATTGTAGACTTTAAAACATCTAATAATTTACAAACAACTTATGATTTACAAACTGCTGTTTATGGTAAGTGTTATGAAGAATGTTATGGTAAAGTACCTGACCGTTATGGTATTCTTTGGTTAAAATCTTCTAAGCGTAAGGGCGCAAGTGGTAAAATGCAAGGCAAAGGATGGGAAATGTATGAGTCATCTCGCACCCAAGAAGAAAATCTAGATATCTTTAAAACAGTTAAAAAATTATTTGATTTAGAAAACCCCAAGCATTCTCCAATATTTACTGAGTTTAAAACTCAAGTAAAAAGAAAGTTATAATATTTATGATAAAATCAATAAAATGAAAGACATTATAAGAATGAGTCAATTAGCAGGTATTATCACTGAAGGTCAAGCTAAAAAAATGATGGAAGTATTAAACGAAGAAGATGGATCTGTTTTAACTCAAGACGATTTTGATACTTTAGAAAATAAAGGATTTGAAATAAATTTTGTTAATCCTGAACATCACCTTTTTTATATTGAAAGACAATATAGATTACCCAAAGCAGATTGGAGATATTTAAATAATCTTTTACAAAAGAAAAACATCCCATTTGAAGTTAAATTTTGGAGAGGTGATGGCGATAAAGGTCAAAGTAAACAAATATGGATTGATACCAAATACACAGATGTTCCTAACCCACTTGGTTAATAAAAATTCTTAAAAAATATTAAAAGAAAGGGCTTGGTTATCCAAGCCTTTTTTATAATATTTATGACAAACCCTATCTATGATTGGACTGGTATCTTTATTGATAGAAATGCAAGGAAATCCAAAAGCAATAATTTTGGCAGGCTCTCCAGGGGCAGGCAAAGGGTCAATAACAGGTGACTTAGACTTATCTGGACTTAAAACATTAAATTTAGACGATACTATAGCAGCTTTATCAAAGGCTGATGGTTTTACTTTAAACCAAAAAGCTACAGATGCTGAAAATAGGAGTGCTTTTATGAAAGCTATGGCTGCGGCTACTAAAAAGCTTAAAGACGAAGACATTCCTAATACTATAGCTAATAAAAATTCATTCATACTAGACGGCACTTCAGCCTCATCTAAACAAACTATAAACTTATATAATCAATTAAAAGACAATGGTTACGATGTTATGATGCTTTATGTTTACACTGATTTAGAAACGGCTCTAGACAGAAATGAAAAGCGCTTTGAAAAATCAGGAGGTGAAGATAGAAGTTTAATGCCATCTGCTGTTTACAGAACTTGGTTACAAGTTTATAAAAACTTTGATGAATATAAACAATTGTTTGGAGATAATTTTGTTTCTGTAGCCAATACAGGTAAAAGTGAGACAATGAAAGATGTAGAAAAAATTCTACAAAAATATATTGACCCATATAAACCAACAGACGCTAAACCTAAAACAGAAAAAGAACAGGCTAAAGCAGAAAAATTAAATAAGGAATTAAACCAACAAATGGAAGAGTTTTTAAACTCTGATAAAATAAAAAATATTATAGACAATTCAGTCTCAAAAGAACAAGCACAACAAAAAATCACTAACTTTATAAACAAATGAAATTATTAGACTTATTAAATGAAGTAGAAGAAGCTGAAAAAGCAGTTAAAGAAACATCCCCAATTACCGAAGCTGAAAAAATTCCAGTAGATGAAGTAGGTAAATTCTTTGTAGTTGAAAAACCAAAACAAAATTCAGAAATAGAAGATGTTGTATGGGAATGTGACCTTCCAATGTTTGCTCTTCAAGTTAAAGGTGGATTAAAAATTGAAGATATTTTAGGTGTTTACAAACAAAAATCTGATGCTCGTAGAGTAGGTACTGAAGCTTTAAAAGCATTTCAAGACCAGCTTAAAGAAATGGAAGATGCTATGAATGAATTTCGTGAAGCTAAAAAATCCATCGAGGAAAAAAGAAAATCAGCTGCTGAAAAAGTTAAAGCTTTAAAATAAATGAATCAACTAACTAAATTCCTTATTGGAGAACTGTTAGATGAAACAAAAACAGTGGCTATTTATGGGGGTGGGTTTAAACCACCAACCAAAGGTCACTTTAATGTTGCTAAACAAGCTTTAGAAGAACTTCCTGACATAAATGAATTAAAAATATTTGTTGGTAGTGGAGTTAGAGATGGTATTACACAGGAAGAATCTTTAGCTATTTGGAACATTTATAAAAATTATCTTTCTGATAAAGTAGATGTTGAGGCATCTATTGCCCCTGTTAAATCTGTTTTAGGATATGCTAAAGAACATCCTGAAGAAAAAGTTTATTGGGTTTTAGGAGCTAGAGAAGGTGATGAAGATGATTTAGCTGATATTGCTAACCGAACTAAATCCATTAGTAAATACCCTAACCTTGAGGTTAAAGTGATTACCTCTAAAGGTGGTGTTAGTGGAACTAAAACTAGAAAAGCAATAGCCGATAATAATAAAGAACAATTCCTTCACATGATCCCAGACGTTGAAGAAAAAGAACAAATTTGGGATATGGTTAAAAACTTAAAAGAAGCTGTAACACCTGATGAGTTAAAACAAGCTGATACTTATGCTGATAAACAATTAGGAATTGATATTGATTTAACTTCTTCTCATTTATTAGACAGACTAACTGACAGAGAATCAGATGTTACTTTAGCTCAATTAATAGGATTTTTTAAACGTTTAGGTAAAAAGAAAGAAGAATTTATAGACTTTTTTACTAAGTTTAAAGAAATTGTAGCTACAGATAAAAGAACAGATTTAAATATTCCTTTTCTTAATAAAGTTAATAAAGCAATTGCTAAAACAATTATGCGAAAAGATGATTTTGATACAACTAATCCTAAATTAGTATTTGAAGGTCGTTATGATACTATAACAAGTACAGTTGTTAGAGACATAATGGATGAATGGAAGTCTCAATATGATGGAGGTACAGGTAAATTTGAGTTAGAGGAAGATTATGATACTGTTAACTCTAAAGGTCAACCTATTAAATTTGAATTATATGCTGTATTAACAGTTAGAAAAACTAAATATGGTATCTATAGAGTAGATGGAGGAGCTGATCCTACAAGAAAATTACCTTATTTAGAAGTTAAATTTCAAGTAGATCCTAGAGACTTACCTCAAAAATGGGAAGAAATTTACATGGATTTAATTGATGTTGTTAGACATGAAATAGAACATATGACTCAGCAAGGGCCTAATGTTGTTGCCTCTACTACTACTTACAAAAATAAAAAAGGAGAAGAAGTAACAAGGTTTGATTCTAAAGAAATGGCTGATGACCAATTGTTAAGAAATCTTATTAAATTAAAATTCCTCCCAAAATCAGAATACTTTAAACTAGAACAAGAAGTAGACGCTATGCTTCAAGGTATGTACCTAAAAGCTAAAAAGTCAAGAACACCTTTTAAAGATGTAATTAATAATTACTTTGATAAAGCTAGAGTATCTAAAAAAGATAGAGAAGATATTTTAGACTTATGGAAAAAAAGAGCTAAAGCTTTATCTTTACCTTTAAATGAAGTAGGTGAAGCAAATCTTCAACCATATAAATGGACTGAAGAGGAATATGATGATATAGGTATTGAGGTAAGTTTTGAAACTGATAAAGGTGTTGAATATAGTGTTCAATTACAACGTAATGTTTATAAATTTATTCCTGTATTAGATGTAGAATTTGCAGCTGGTGTAATAGATCCTAATTTTGGAGGAGGTATGTCTTCTAAAATAACTATTAATAAAGGGGAACTATTCAAAGTAATGTCTACTATTGTAGATATTATAAAATATTATCTAAATCAAACAGAGGCTCAAGGTATTGTATATGCTCCTTCTAAAAAATCAGGCGAAGAAGATACAGGTAATCAAAGAGATAATTTGTATAGAGCTTTTATAAGTAAAGCAATTCCAGGAGCAAAAATTATTCAAAAAGGACCAATGATAGTAGCTTTACTTCCTGGACATGATACATTAGATGAAGGAAAAGAACCAGCTAAAGGCACAGGTAAAAAACCTAAAGGTTCTAGTCGTAGATTATACACAGATGAAGACCCAAAAGACACTGTAGGTATATCTTTTAAAACTAAACAAGATATAATAGATACTTTAAATAAAGCTTCATTTAAATCAAAGTCTCATGCTCGTCAATCTCAGATTATTAATGTAATACATCAACGAGTAAGAGCAGCTTATGGTAGAGCAAAAGATCCTGAGGTTAAAAAACGTTTAAAAACAGCTTTAGATTATGCTGAAAAACGTAAAGAAGCATCTAAAAAGAAAACAGAACGCTTACGTAAAATGAAAGAAGCAGCTGACCCACAAGCAGGAACAGCTTTACCTTATGGTTCAGGTTTCGCTCCTATAAAAGAAATTTACCAATTTAAAGTTTCAGACAAAAACTATGATGAAGAAGATAATTCTTTAATTTCAGTTGACTATAAATTTTCTACTCCTGACAATGATTACAGAGTTGAATTTCATTCAGGCGAATACAACCCAGAAGCTAAAACATTTGATGTTTCTTTTGGAATAGACCAATATAGTTCTAAACTTGATACCTTCCAAATGACAGGTGAAGGCAATGCTTTAAGTATCCTTAAAACTATTGTTGATATTATTAAAGATTTTACAAATCGCTTTGAAGTAAATAAGTTAATTATTAACCCAACAAGTGAAAAACGTGGAAAAGTTTATTCAATGGTATTAAAAGCTTTACCCCAAGATATTTTAAATAAAGTAAAACTTATAAAGGAAAACGATCAAGAATTAGATAAACAAATAAATTCTGTTTTACAAGACTGGATTATATCTTCTTTAGATGATAAAGAAAAAAGATCATCTGCTTTACAAAAATTATTACAATTAAATATTCCTAAGGAATATAAACAAGTTCCTTCTAATACTATGTTTAGAATAATTAGAGCAGAACCTGGATTAACTAAAATTAATTTAGATAAAACTCCTTATTCCTCATATGCTTATGATTATAAAGGTGTGAAAAAAATTCTTAATTGGTATAAAAAAGATTATAATGATAATTTAGTATCATATTTAGTTGAAGTTCCTGTTCAAGATGTTGTTATATCTATTCCTACTTTTTATAAAAAAACAAAAATATGGAATGGGAAATATTTTGACCAATTGGTAAAAACAGAATATGAAGTTATAGCAAAAAACCCTTTAGGAGAATATGAAACTGAAATTATCTCAGAAATAAAATCAGATCCTTTTGGTTTAAATGAATTAGCAAAAGATTTTGTAAATGAAGTTTTTGAAGAGGCTTGGAATCCCAAAGAAACATTCTTATCTTTAGCTGTATTTATGAAAGACAATGGAATGAATGTGACCCCATTGCCTAAAATTAAGGTTATTTCAGACGATAAAGAAAACGCGTCTCGTCTTTTGGGCAGAACAGCTTATTACAACCCAGTAGAAAAGTCAATAACTCTTTACACCTTTGGAAGGCACCCAAAAGACGTATTACGTTCTTTCGCCCACGAAATGGTTCATCACCATCAAAACCTTGAAGGTACATTAGGAAATATAAATACAACTAATACAAATGAAGATGGTCATTTGGATGAATTAGAAAGAGAAGCATATGAAAAAGGTAATATTATGTTACGTAATTGGGAGGATAGTATAAAAAATGTATAAATTAAAATTAACTGATGTATATAAGCAGCTTAAAGAGGAAGAAAACCAAGCTGAAGAACAAAGATACAAAATCTATTGTGACATGGATGGCGTACTTTGTGACTTTGATAAGCGTTTTACTTCTCTAAACCCTGAAAAATTATCACCAACTCAATATGATGCCAAATACGGTTCAGAAAAGTTTTGGAACTTTATTGATAAAGAAAACGGTGTTAAGTTTTGGGTAGGTATTCCATGGATGAAGGATGGTAAAGAATTATGGGATTATATTTCAAAATATAACCCAACATTATTATCAGCTCCTTCAAGAGAAAATGAATCACGTTTAGGAAAACGTTTATGGGTTAAAAATAACATCCCAGGAACTAAACTTATTTTAGCGAGAGCTTCTAAAAAACAAAATTACTCTGGTAGAGATAAAATACTTATCGATGATCGCCCAGATAATATAGAACAATGGAGAAGTCAAGGTGGTATTGGTATTTTACATACTAGTGCTGCAGACACAATTAAACAATTACAAAATATAGGACTATGAGTTTACCAGTAACATATAAAAGACTAGTATTATCTGGAGATAAAGCTAAAGAATCAGCTAAAGAAGCAAAAGATAAATTTTCTAAAGAATGGAAAAAAGATTATTCTGATGCTAAATTAGATATTAAAGACGGAGTTGAAGGAAAAGTAGTTATTGATATCACTACTAAAGACTCTTCAGCTGCTGCTTTAGCTTCTAAAATTAAAGATGTAGCTACTAAAAATAAAGTAACAGTAGTTACTAAAGATAAACCATCCTTAAAAGCAGTTAAAGAATTAAAATTAACTAGTGTTTTAAGAGACATTATAAAATAAATGAAAAACGATTCAGTTTTAAAAAAAGAATTTAAACAAAAAGACGTTCAACGTCTCCGTAACTTGGTTCAAGGCAAGTATGGAGAAAAGTCTACTGTTGGAATTGGTTATAGTAAAGCAAAAGAATTCCATTCCGAAGGAGATGTTTGGGAAGAAGATGGTCGAACATGGACTATCAAAAACGGAATTAAACAAAATATTACTAAATTAGATAAGGCAAAAGAAGGTATTGTATTACCTGTTTTTTGCCCTTCTTGTTCTCATACTATGAAACCTCATCTAGATAAAAGATGGTATGTAATGTATGGCCATTGCTTTAACTGTCAGGTAAACCATGAGGCTGAATTAAGAAAACAAGGTAAATTAGAAGAAGTAGAAAAACAGGTTGTTAATGACCAAGTAGAAGGTTTAACTAAAGATTTTGAAGTTTGGTTTGATGAAATGATAAACTCTAAAAATTCTTTTGTCACTGAAGCAGGTGATGTAGAAAAATGGGATGGTTCTGGTAAAGAACAATTACTTAAACAAAAAGAAGAAGCACTAAAATACTTAAATTCACTTAAAAAATAATGGAACCACTAACTATGTTGACGACTGTACTTGTTGCCCTAATCACTGCTGTGTTTGGACCAATTGCTGTCGCTTGGGCTAAAAAGAAATTCGATTCATCTATTCCAGTTAACCCAGTAGATGAAGCCATTGAAATGAATTCCTTAATTGATGAGCAATTAGAGACATTATTAGAAGAAATGGAAGCTGATAGAGTATGGATAGCTCAATTCCATAATGGAGGACATTTTTACCCAACAGGTAAATCAATCCAGAAATTTTCTGTGTTTTATGAAAAATTAGGCTTTGATGTAAAATCAATTCAACATACGTTCCAAAACATTCCTGTTTCTTTATTTCCTAAAGCAATGGCTGAATTATATAAAGAAGGAGAAATCACAATTCCAACATTTGAAGAAGGTAAAAACTATGATTTAGAGTCTTTTTCAAGACCTTTTGGTACAAAATCAATTTATATGATAGCACTTTCCGATTTACATGACCGTTTTATTGGTGTTTTAGCTATATCATATAATAATGAGTATAAATTTACAAAAGAAGATTGGATATTTATACGACAGAAAGCAGGCGTAATTGGTACGCTTTTAGATGATTATTTAAATAAAAAGAAATAATATGAGAAAGTTCATAACAATGGCTAAGATGACTAGAGACACGACTGTTAATCAGTCTTCTCCTGTTCCTCCTCAACCAGAAGAAAAAGTTATAGAGGAAAAAGTTGTAGAAAAACCTATAGAAAAACCTATTTCTAAAAAAACAACAAATAAAAAAATAAATGAAAGACCTTCATAAAATACAAGAATTCTTTTCTAAACCTTTAAAAGAAAATACATTAAAAGTAGGAGACAAAGTATCTAAAAAATACGCTTCAACAGAAGATGATTATACTAAAGAATTTGAAATAATTTCTATTGAAAAAGATCGTGCTAAATTAAAAGATTTAAAAACAGGAAAGACAACAGGAATGTCTTTATCTGATTTAACAAAAGAATCTTTAAAAGAAGATATGTTTAGTGATCCACTAGACCAAATCTTTAGACAATACGCTGGTAAAACTATCGAAATGGATTTTACAGACCCTGAATCAGACTGGTCTGAAATGTTAGGCGAATTAGGTGAATATCTCCCAGACGACCAATTATCTGATTTTATGTCAAGTGAAGAACTTGATTCATACTTAGATGATTATAATATTAGATTAATAGATCCTATTGTTGATAAAGAAATAGATAGAGATATACTTAAAAAAGCAAAAGCTAAATACGATATAGACACTATGAGAAAAGCAGCTAACATGCCCCCACTAGATAGTATTGCCTCATTAAATGAGGAAAAATCATTTTCAGACTATTCAAACAATGAATTAGCTGCCTATTGTAAAAACAATCCAACTGATAAAAAAGCGGCTGTTGAACTTCATAAACGTTCTCAAGCACTTAAAAATTTAACTAGAACAGATGAAGCTAAAGATAATATCAAAGTAGGTGATATGGTTAAAGTTGATGGTGGAGGTACTTACAAAAGAGTAGAAGGTACTGTCGGTGGTTATCCCGCTTTTGTTCGAGTTGAAAATGGTAAAGAAGGTAAACAGAAAACCGGCTTAGTTGGTTTCGTTAAAATCACTAAAGTAGAAGAAGCTATTGATGTAAATGATCCTGTTCTTATGAAAATGAGATCTGCTTTGTCTAAATCTAAAGAATTATCAAAAAGGAAAACAGATAATATTAGTGGTGATCCTAACGACCGTTTCTTTAAGAAGAATATGGATAGACTAAAAAAGTTAGATGCTTTAAAGAAAAAACGCGCTCAAATTATGCGTGATATGGAACAAGAAGCTGAACCCGAAGGTGGTCCAATTGCTGACAGATACGGACGTGAATTAAATAAAATTGATACTGCTATTGCTAAGCTCTCACCTCAGAAAAAAGGGGATGAATATATGTCTAAGGATGAAATTGAAAGACGAGCAGCAATGATTCAAGATCCTTACGCTAATTATATATCACAAACAAATGCTATGTTTGGTTTAGAAG